AGCAGATGAAAGAATACAATATGACTAGACTAAAAGAAGCTCTAGGTAAGTAATAATAAACAATCAAACCCGGTACTCTTAACAGGGTACTGGGTTTTTTTTATCGTTACAGCCTATTTTCAAAACATTCGGCGTTGAAAATCATTGGGCGTTGCTGCCGAAACTCTAACAATAATAAACAAAGGAGAATACTATGTTAATAAAACTACAAAACTGGTTAATGAATGTTGCTGCCAAATGGATTTGGATTGCAATCATGTTGCCAATTAGAATCATTCTAGGTTTGATATTTGCTGTATCAAAACATATGCCTAACAAGGTTGAATTACCTTACAAAGTTGTTAAGAATGAAAAACCTAAAGAATGGTACAAATAATGACAAAATATAAACAACATATAATAGATGAATTAGCTAAGTTGCAATTTGATTATGCAGAATGCAGAATTGAAATGGCTGAATTTATTTCTAGTATAACTAGACTAGGAGTAGATTCGCCAGGCGACATAGAGGAGCATAGATCTAATGCAGAAGAAGCAAGGTACGACTATAAAGTATCTAAGCATCAAGATAAGTTTTAAAGAAATATTTGATTTACAAGAAATACTAAAACTTTATTTTTTAGAACAAGAAACTTTAGCTTATAAAGATACCAAAGATATTAAGTGTTACAAACTAAACGAAAGATTAAAACATTTAGTAGCATTATATGAATTAGAGAATCCTAGTGTTGAGGATTAGTTAATATTGTTAGTTATATTGCTCCCTCCCTCAATCTAAACAGCAAGTTTAGCGTTGCACTTGTAGGATATAAGCAACGCACATGCAGTACTTAACTAAGACTAATGCGTATCCAGAGATGTTAAGCTAAGTTTATTCCTGGAGCTAAGTATGAAAAAAAAGCTGCAGCTATCCCAAGAAATGAGATAGCTTATATAAACAGAAAGAAAGAAATAACTATGAAAGGTATAGCTATATGAAGTCCGTTATCAAAGAAAAAACAAAACTTCTACGCACAAATGTAGAAGGGGTAATACCTAAATTTTTTGCTTTTTTAAAATATATTTTAGTAGCTGTTTTATCTGGATTATGTTGGTGTTTATACTTTATTGGCTTAACTATAGACATTTGTAATCACTATGTAAAATTTATTAAACAAACAATAACAAAGGATAAAAATGACTGAAGATGAATTGTTAACAAGTACTAATAAAAGAACAAGAAGAAATGAAAATACAATTAAATATGGAATGTTTGGATTATCATTAGGTGAAAAAAACTACGAACGATTACATAATTATTGTAATAAACATAATTTGTATAAAGCTACTTTAGTAAGATCATTAGTAGTTGATTACTTAGATAGAGCAGAACAAAAGGATGACAATGTATAATGTAATACTATGGAAAGATAATGACAACGAAGACATTCATGTTTTTAAAAATAAACCTACGTTTTCAGAATTATATAAACTTATTGGATGTGATTTAATAGAAATCGTACAAGGTTATAATGATGAAGATAAAACATTTGATATGTATTCAGATGAAGAAGCTAAACTTAAAAATATAAATTATCCAAACAAAAGAGCAACTAAAGCTTGGTATGCTTGGCAAGAAAAAACTGGTTTTCATTGTTTACCAGGCGACCATATAGCTGGAACTGTTGCTATTGTTAAAAAACAAAAATTCAAACTTAAGGAGACTAATGGCTAATTGTTATTATCATTCTAAATCATCAGTAAAAAAATGGGGTGGTAAACCAGAAGATTACCAACCTATACATGACTGGTTTGATGAATCAAAAAAGATTGTTGCACACTATACTCATAGAGCATTACGACATCATGCTGAAGGTTGTTTTGCTGCCGAAAAAGAGTTTGGTACTACTATTACAAATTCTGATGGTAAAGTTGTTCCTGTCAGACTTATTGCCGAGCAACACATTCGTGAAGATCTAGGTTGGATTCCTAGTTTTCAAGATTGGGCAGTACAAATACGAGCAACAAAATGGATGATAAGAGGATATAAAAATGTTGGAAAATAATATCGAAGAAGTAATTAAGTTATTACACAAACAAGGTATAACTAAAATAGCTATAGAATATTCTGGTGGACATGACGAAGGTTCATTTGAAACACCAGTATTCTATCAAAATGATAAAGAAGTTAATGTACATTGGGACAAAGTATTTAACAATGAAGATACAACTTATAATGAAAATGATTTTTTAGATCAAATTTATTCTGACTATGGAAGATTAAATCAACATTATAGTTTTGCATCAGAGTATTCATGTTCTGGTACAGTAACAATAGATACTAAAACAGGAAATTTTGATGATAGTGGATCACAACAAACTGACATAGAAGTTGAACATACAGGTAATGTATTTAACGAGAAAAGAAAGGTATTTTAAGTGAAACCAAAAGAAAAGAAAGAGTACTTAAAATGGGTAAATAGTTTTGCTAATCAAAAAACTGTTACCACTAAAACAACTAAAACTAAAAAGAAAGGTAAAGATGAAACCAATAAGAAGTAATGAACTAAACTATCTTGATACACTTATACATGAAAAGTTTAGAAACAGAAGACAAAACATTGAATCAGAAATAGAAGCTGTTACTCAAAAACAAACTGATAAAAACTATCCAAAGTTTGTTGAAAAGTTAGGTCTTAAAGCTCAAATTAAAGCTTATAAAGAAGCTGATATGAAACTTAAAAAGTTTCAAGAGCAAAAAGAATCTTATGAATTAAAATTGCATGCAGCTAAAACAAATAAGAAAATAGAGCTTGAACAAAAACTTGAATCATGGGCTTCTATTAGAGGATGGAAAAATAGTTATAGAGATAGAATGGATATAAGCATTAAAGATTATGATGATGTTTCATCTATATTATTAATGGCATGTAAACAAGAAACTAAAAAGTCAGTAGAAAAACTACCTAAGTTTAAAGTAAAACATGATTTAGATTTACTTGAAGAACAAGCTAAAAATGTTTTATATTCTGGTAGAGATATAAAAGATGTATGGAAACATTTAGGTCAAACATTCAAAGCTTCTGGTGTACCAGTAGCTGCACCTAAAGAGTTTCTACAATTAGAAAGTAAGTAATATGGATATAGATAATGAAATAAATTATCTAGCTGAAACTGATACTACCTTTGCTGAACATATGGCAGAGGTAGAGTATCAGCGAGATATGATTAAACATTACAAAGGTAGTTATGTAAATCAATCTGATGTAGCTGTATCAAAAGCTATTGAAAATTTTTACGCTTCCGAAAGTTATGTTAATTCAATTAAAACAATTAATGCTCTCAATATAGATCTTCTTAAATTAAAAAACAAAAGAAGAACTGCCGAAATGAAAATAGAAATATGGAGAACATTAGAAGCATCAAGGAGAAAAGGAAATGTATAACGAACAAGAACTTTATACTTATATTGGTAAACAAATTAAACATGCTAGACATACTACATTCGAACATAGAGTTATGACTCAAACCGAATTAGCTAAAGCTGCAGGTTGTACTTTCCAACAAATTCAAAAATATGAAAGAGCTACCAACAAAGTATCAATAACTAAATTAGGTAAAATAGCAGAATATACAAAGAAACCATTAGGTTATTTTATTCCTAATAGTGTAATGAATAGCACTACTATATGTAGTTGACAGCTACCGAAATATACATATACCTAGTAATTATGACAAATAAGGCACTAGGTGAACAATTTCATAATCAAGTAATACCCCAATTTGTTAAGATAAGAAAAAATATGGGTATATCACAATTAGAAATGGATGAAATATTAGGAGTAGCTAAAGGACTTGTATCAAAATGGGAGTGTGGTATAAGAAAACCAAGCGGCTGGTTGTTCTGTTGTTGGGCAGAAGCACTTGATGCCGAAATTATAGTACAAAAGAAAGAGGTAAAACATGGCAGTTAATCCAGAATTTAATCCTGGTGATATAACAGACGATCCTATTGTCAATGACGTAATTAAAAAAACAATTGATAGACATATACAAGGCATGGAAAAATTTGGAAAAACTATGTCAGATAACAAAAGACCTACTTCCGAATGGGTAGATGAAACAATCGAAGAACTGTTAGATGCTGTACATTATTTAACAAAAATTAAATCTGAATTTAAAGAATTAGATGCAGATAAAATTAAAGTTAAAGCAGCACTAGAAGGTTTAGGAGAAAGAACATCTACAAATGAAAAAACAGAAACCAAAAGTTGAAATAGACTACACACCTTATCACGTTAGACAACAAGCTTGGTATATGTCATTGCTTAAATTTTATAAAAATATTGAGTATAATGATAATATATATACAGACTTTGCTACCAAATTGTTTGCAGGTAAGATAGATCCAAAAATATTAAAACAATTAGATAGTCTTAGAAGAAAACACAATCAACAAGAAAAAAAGAAATGGGAAGACATAAAACGAAAGGGTGCAACTCGTGTAGGTTTAAGCTTCCGAAATATATACAGGAGTAAAGATGGCAGAACAAAATGAAGAAATACAAGAAATACAATCTAAAAATAAACATAGAGCTTTACAACAAAAAAGAATGCATACTATTAAAACAGTTGCAGGTTTGTTAGGAGTTCAAGAACTTAAATGGATTTATACTGAAATATATAATATGATTAAAGATATAGAAAAAAAGAATCATAAGAATGTAGAATCTCCAGATAACAGAATGAATTTCCCTAAAGAATAAAACAGAAAGGACTAAATGAACAAAGACTTTGATCGTAAAACAGGTATTGGAGGATCAGATGCCACCAGGTTATACAATGGTGATTGGCACGATTTGTATTTAGAAAAAATTGGAGAGAAAGAATCAGATGATCTCTCAAATGTTTTACCAGTACAAATGGGAGTGCATACCGAAGATTTTAATATTCGCTGGTTTGAAAAACAAACAGGTATTAAAGTTGTAGGTGAACAAGTATTTATCAAATCTAAAAAATATCCATTTATGTATTGCAATATAGATGGTGTCCTTCAAGAAAAAAAAGCATTACTAGAATGTAAACATACTAACGCTTTTACTAATGAAATCAAAACAGCAGAAAAATACAAAGCACAAATACAACATTACCTTATGATATATGGTGCAGATAAAATGTATTTATCTATGTTCTTTGGTAATATGAAATGGGGACTTGTTGAAGTAACACCAGATAAAGAATTTCAAAATCAATTAGAATCTGTTGAAATATTGTTTTGGCATTTAGTACAAACTAAAACACCACCACCAGATTTTGTTGACTTTAATAATTTTAACGAACAGATAAAGGAGCATAACAATGGTAGAGAAATCATACCCTTACTCACCAGGCAGTCAGAAAGTTGATACTTCAGTAGAAGCTGCCGAACTATTAAAAGAAGGTGCTGATACTATAAGAGCTAAAGTATTTAATGTTATTGCAAACAAAGGTAACTTTGGAGCAACAGCAGATGAAGTAGCTGACCTATTAGGATTATCTTCATTTACTGTAAGACCAAGAGTAACTGAATTATATAAACAAGATAAGATAGAAAGAAAAGATAAACGTAAGAATGCAAGTAAGCGTTCTGCATATGTTTATATAGTAAGTAAAACTCATATTAATAATCAATACACACAGAAAGGTATATAATGAGAACAGGAAAAGAAGAACACTTTTGGATATGGGATCAAGTAAAAAATACTAATCCTAAATACACAAAAGCATTTACAAAGTTTGGTGGTAAAGAACTAACTACTATAGATCCAATGTATCAGATACAAGTTATGACTGGTATGTTTGGTCCAGTAGGTTTAGGTTGGGCTTATCATGTTGATTATACATACACAGATAAAAATGTGTTTGCAGAAGTAACAATAAGATACAGAAAAGAACCTAGCTTAGAATGGAATCAATTTGGCCCAGTATCTTCAGTACAAGCATTGTACAAAAAGAATGGTGGACTAGATGATGAAGCACCAAAGAAAGCAATGACAGATGCTATGACCAAAGGTTTTAGTCATCTTGGTATCAGTGCTGATGTGTTTCTTGGTTTGTTTGATAACAACAAATATGTACAAGAAATGAAAGCTAAGTTTGATGCTAAACCAACTAACATAACCGTAATCAATACAAAGGAGTTAAACAATGATAAACAAAGTAATGTTGATAGGAAGACTGGGAGCAGATCCAGAAATAAAACAAACTAAAAAAGGTGAGTCTTTTGCTAACCTATCTTTAGCTACTAATAAAAAATACAAAACTAAAGATGGTGAATGGCAAGAGAAAACTACATGGCATAAAATTGTAGTGTGGGATCCAAGACTTGCAGATACTATGCAAAAGTATGCCAAGAGTGGAACTTTATTATATGTCGAAGGTGAATTAGAAACTAGACAGTTTAAAGATTCTAACGATCAAAACAGAATTGTAACTGAGGTTGTAATACCTCGATTTACAGGAAGCATTAGAATGGTTGGCGACAAACCATCTGCTACTAAGACTTCACAGTCTGCGAGTACAGATGATTTTGATGACCAGTTTTAATAGGTTAAGTTAATTTACCTTTTAATAATTAACACGTAGTATGTAACTACATCTGTTGTGAACTGTAGGCGTATGAATAAAACTTTGAATTGAGTACGCCTACAGATAAAAGAATTTGTTCTAGACAAATAGGTAAGCTAGTAACCTGTATTTAAATTGATAATTTCAGTCTTAGACTTAACAATTTAAAGCTAAAGTCCTGCTGCTGATTAAGATCATGTGAGTAAGCATCAAGTAGTCCAGTAAGGTTTAATAGTATTATACACCTGTCATGGTTTACTCTACTTGGTGTTTACTTTTTTTTATGTGAGGTGTGAGCTTCCGAATTTCATAATAACATTTACTTATGAAAACAATAATATGCTTAAGAGATATATTTAAATCAAGAAAAATATCAAACAAAGAAGTAATAAATTTATTTGATAACATTGCTGATACTGTAACTATTGATTTACTTAAAGGTAATACTATAGATGCAGCACAAGTTGCTTTGGTATCTAATGTAATGCAGATAGCGTCTAACTATAATAATAAAAAATTTGCTATAGATTTAATGCGTGGAGCTTTAGCTGAGCTAGAATCAGAACATTTTGTTGAAACAGGCAATAAACTGTCATAGAGCTACGCACACAGCCTTTAAATATATTATACCCAATGATACCGAATGTGGTCTATTTAGCTATCCTGTGGCTTCTCAGAGCTATTTAAATGGTCTAAATTAACCATTCCATTAAAATAACTGTACATATAGGGTACAGCTCTACAATCGTGAGCTTTTCGCATAGACTTCTGTTGATTCTTAAATTCAGTAGCTTTTTTTTCAGATTCAAATATTACATTTGTAAACATCTTATATAGATCTTTCTGTTTCCAGATTACACACCACATATTATTCTAATATAAGTTTTTTAATAGATTTAGATCCCATGTAAATTTCTATTTCAGCCATAGATTTTATACATTGATATTCAATATTATTATTAACTTCTCTATTAGCTATACGTTTACCTTTTAAACAATTAGACATAGTATCTTGTATTCTATGTTCTTTAATTTCTCCGTTAACAATCATAAGTAAAGCTATTACTACTTCAGTAAGGTTTCCCATTTGCTCTAACCTTATCTTTTAAATGTTCAATATCAGCCAATGCTTTTTCAAGTTGTGATTTTAAAAATTCTATATTTACTTTATTAGTCATATTCATCTCTTGAGTTGATTGTAGTTTCTCTACAGTCTTATAAAGATCTTCTAATAAAAAATGCTGCTCCTGATCAGTAGGTACTTGCTCAGATTTTTTAAGCAAATCATTTTCAAATAATTCTCTAGAAGTTTCTAATGATGTCAACCTACCTGTAAGTTCAGTGTATGCAATTACACCTGCTACTACACCAAAAATTATCATAGCCATATTACGTATTGGCATTGATACCGAAGTGTTTTCAGAAATTTTCATTTCTTCCTCATAATATCAGCACCTTTTAATCCATAGATCGCAGATACTACACCGATAAAAATTGCTTGATACCAATAAGGTAAATTTTTAAAATACTCAAAAAATAAATCTAATTTATTACGTATTTCTGGATCGTCAGAAAAAACAGACCAACCCAATAAAAGCATAGGCAAAGATACAAGCACCAATACAAATTCGTCTTTCCAACCGTTATCATTGCTCTCAATAATTTTTGCTTTATATTCAAGTTCACCACTGCTCATTTTTTCAGCATGACGCATTTGTGCATCAGCCATTAACATTTTTGTTTGCTGTCGTTTTTTATATACATGAGAACCAGCATTCATTGCAAGTTTTATTGCACTCAACCACATATTAATATTTCCATACGTTAGGTCTTACTACATACTTTTGATCAACATCTGCTGTTAACCAATCAAGATGAGTAAACGATCTTGCTATACCTAGACCTGTAGGTTTAGGATCATAGTGTAAAGCAAAGTCAATTAATTTATATTGTAATTGTGGTGAAGTAGAAATGTCTACTGCAAAACCTGTAGTGTGTGGTCCATTATCTCCAGTAGAACTAACTTTACTGTTATGTTCTGGACATCTATAAGCTGAAGTAATTGTAACACCTTCTTGGATATGAGTACGCCATGCCTGGCAAAAGTCTAAAACTATTTCAGAAATTTTTAATTTTCCACAACATTTACATTTAAACTCGTTGCTACTAAAATTATTATATTTAGCAAAATTTGTACCATCAGTTATCATATGTTTTCTCCAGTCTATCCATAGATATAAATTGACTCTCTTGTATATGGTTGTCCCAGATACCAAGTTCAACTATACCCCAAGACCATCCAGTTAAATTCATCTTAGCATAATCTTCTACATGATCATGTGGCAACGCACATCCTACATTAACTATTCTAACATAATTTTTATCTCCAATTTTAGGAGCTTTCCAATCTCTAAATTTATGAGTATGTCCAAATACAATATCATTGGTAGCATCATTAGCTACCTGGACTTCACAGTTTTTACCACCATACTCTTTACCCATTATGTTTAATGGACAATGAGTAAATGATACACCACCTATGTTTTTAAAAGCACCATAAGTAGATCGTTTCCATTTACGATTATCAAAAGAATCATGCAGCTCTTTTTTCATCATACCTGCTATTTCTGGAATATTTTCTTCAAATCTATAGACTCGTTCTTCATGGTTTCCAAATGTAACATGTCTAGGTATTAAATCATTATCAATATACTTGTCTAATAAATCTATAGAATTACGCATTGATTCTATATCCATCATATAAGCATCTTTAAGTTTACCTGCTTGTGTACTATTTTTTTGAAAAAAACTTAAACTATCAAAAGATGCCCAATCACCTATTTGAATAATGTAATCTGGTTTAACAGATTTAATATATTGACCTATCCATTTAAAACGATCTTGTTTTATATGAGGACTATCATGAGCATCCCCTATAACAATTATTCTATGACCTTTAAACATTTTCTATTTCCTTACACAAAAATTTAGTTGCTAATTTAAATTCATTAACATCTTCATTTTTCTGTTGTGCAAGAAAATTAATACTATAGTTGTATGCTTCAACAACGCACTCATTCCATGAGTTATATATTATATTACTTTGTACTGGTGGACTACATTGATCACTAGTAAAAGTACAAACCCATACTATTAATATAAATTTCATTTAAAATTAAAATAGCCAATTACACCTGCAGCAAGACTACCAAGAACAACAAGTACTTTAACTATTCCTTTTCCAGTAGAAACATGATCACTTAATTGTTCTACTTTTTTTTCAAGTCTTTCAATAGATTTTAAAATATTATTCATTCTTTCAGCACAAAGTTTTTCGTGTGATGAAAGTCTAACTCCAGTAGTTACATCAGTGTACTGTTTTGAGGTCAGTTTTTTAGCCATTATGCTTTAGGTATATCTGATTTAACTTTAGCAATAGCATCTTCCCAGTTAGTAGTACCATTAACCTTATTCATAATTAATCTCCTATCCTGTATGCACCGAAAAGATTGTTTATAGGTGCAGTAGCGTTTAATTGTGGATTGCCTGAAGTATCATTTACATATGCAAATATTTCTAAATAATCAGAAGAACCATTCATATCAATTACACAATTAATTGATGTATGAAATCTTCTTGCATAATTATTATTAAAATTTGTTTCATGCCTTCTAATAACACTACCATTTTTATAAATATTTATAGACGAATTAGCTAATTGTGCTGTGCCAACTGGGTCAGTATTTATATCTGCATATACAAAATATTTTCCAGAAACTTGAGGTGTAAATCTGTAATTAGTAGAATTATCATAAGCATTATCTGTGTCAAAAATTATATTATCAAACTCAACTTTTGAATATGTTTCATCAGTTAATGCTTGAGAGCTTGATAAATGTGCTTCAAAAGCTGGTGTAAGTTTAACTCCTGTTGCTTTAATTAATGCCATATTATAACCCCATACTCTTTAGTTCTTCATCATCTAAACCTAAGTCTTTTAGTTTTTGTTTAGCTGATGCTTTTTTGTTAATTACTGTTTGTTCAGCGTCTT